ACACCGCCGGCGAGAAACAGCAGTACGCCGCGCCGGAAACCGACCTGCCGTAAAAAGTCGGCAATGATTTGGTATTTATCCTGTTCGGACATTTCATCCTCCGTTTTCAGGCGGTGCCGCCCGCAGGCTCCGGACCGTGCCTTAAATCTTGATGCAGGCGAGCAGCGGCGATGCCGGGGCGGTACCGCGCGCCGTCGCGGCGGCCTTTATACGGGGCGGGATAAATCGGACAGGTGTTCATCGTGCGGCCGCCGGTTCGGCGGCGTGCTGCCCGGGGCTAATCCCTGCCGCGTCTTCAGGCAGCCTGCTGTGGATTTGGTCGTCGTAAAAACCGCCGCCGGATTGTGAGTAATGCAGTGTCATGCCGTTCCTCCCGTTTAGCGTCCGATAGCGCGGAAGAAAAAGCCTTGGAAATCGGCAGCATTCGCACCTTGCCCCCATGTGTTAACCAAGGCATTAAATCCGGTGGCCGTTAAATCTCCCGCGCCAATCGTTATATCTGTGCCGACCGCGCCGGAGCTGCCGCCGCTTTTGACGGTGATTTGCACGTTGTAGCACTCATTCGGGAAGGCGATTGGGAACGTTACCTTAACCGGCCCTTCCCCCTGCCAGCCCATCGGCACGAAGCCCCATTGGTCGATGAGGCCGTTGGGCAGTTTGGTGTAGCCGTTGGCGCCGGCCTGGTGCTGCATGGCGTCGGCCATCTGCCGCCTAACCGCTTCGCCCAAGTCGCTGATGTCGGCGGCGCGGTGGGTATGGTTTTTGTCGGCCTTGTCCTGCAACTGTGCGGCCAGCGTGGAGGCATCCAGTGCTCCGGCATTGGTCACTTTGCCGTAAGCCTTAATCCAAAATACGATGTCATCCAAGCTGTCTTTGGCTTTGATGCACAGCACCATGCCGATGTATTTCGGCGTGTTGTCCTGATAATAGGGCGTGGGCGTGAATTTGTCGGTGTATGCCCTATCCCATGTCAGCAAAGTAGCGTGTTTTTGCGAGTAGCTACCATTCAAAGCATTAACGTGGTCCTGCCCGTATTTGTCGCTTGATTGGTTGCTACCCTCGGTGCCGGAAAGCTGCCCCAAACTGATAAATTTCTGGTCACCGACTTTGACCTGCCCGGGGTAGTAATTTTCATAGGGCAGCGGGCGCAAATTGAGGTCGTCGTTACCGTAGGCGGCGAAGGCAATCATGTGATGATGGTCGCCTACCGCCCACGGGTATTGCTGGCCGATTTGGCCGCCGCTGCCCACGTTGCGCACAAAGTAATCATCTACCGGCTTGACATCGGCAATGCTGCCGTACTGCGCCACCAGCTTGCGGTACAGCTCGGGATAGGCGGACTGCGTTACTTTTGCTGCAATCTCGTCGTACTTAATCCAGCCGTCCGGGATGTCGCCAAACGGGAAATAGGCGGTCATGCCGATGTCGGAGCGCGTGAGGTTGGGCAGCTTGTTGCCGCCTAATACGCGGTGCAGGTCGGGATAGGTGGCTTGGGCAAAGGTGCTGCCGTCGGCCTTTAAAAAGCCGACCGGGTTCGTTACAACGCGCGGGAAGGCCACGATACTGCCCAGCGGCAGTGATTTCCGCACCGCCTCTTCGGCTTTGTCGTAAGCCGTTTTAACGGCCTTGGAGGTGGCGGCCACATCTTCGCGGTCGCTGTTTACCGCCGAGCTGAGCTCCACCCTGCCCAGATTCGGGTTACTTTTAAGAAGGTTCAGCAGTTTTTTAACCTCCGGACTGGCCAGTAATCGCAGCGCTTCAGGCAGCGAGCGGGATAATGCCAAAATCTGCCGGGCCAATTCCTTACCGGTAGCGGTGTCGGTGGCCGGCACCTGCGGCGTTCGGGCCTGCAATTCCATCAGCTGCTGTATCAACATCGTCAGCCGGTCGTGCACCGCATTCAGCACATCGGGGTAAAAGCCGCCCTGGTTGGTTAAATCCACCTGCTGCAAAGGCCGCACATTGCTCAACACCACTGCCTTGCTGCCAGCAGGCAAAGGCATAGCCAGGCGTACCGTGCCGCCCGGCCGAACATCCTGATCGGCGTTCAGGGATACCGTGCAACCCTGTCCGTGAGACAAGGTACGCTCCACCCCGTTTTCATTGATCACCACCACAATTTCAGTCGGCAGAAATACCTTGAAGCCGAACGGTAATGATGTATTCATGCCATCGCCTAAATAAACATCACTACGCCTGCTTTCGCGTTCAATCGTCATAAAAAAGACCCTCCGGAGTTACCGTGTCTATGGTAACTGCCGAAGGGTGGTTTTCGAGTGTACCTGGCTAGTTCTGCTCTTCGCTGAACATATCCAGCCTTCTCCTCCAGTCGTCCACTTGCCCGCCCGTTTTCAATACGCCGCGCACCGGCAGGCCGAGCGTCATGGTAATCAAAGTGGCCGCGTCGTACACCCCCTTGCGTTTCTGCCGGTAGGCGGCATCCGGCTCTATCGCCTTGGCGACAGACCACGGCGCGAGCAAGGCTGCTTCCGCCATACTCAAAGCCGGCGCACCGCCCAAGCGGCTGCCGTAAGCCTTGCCGTTGAAGCGGTTGTACAAGAACGTACCCACCTGCCCCACGCCGGGAATCATGGCCAGCCCGTTTTTTATCTGGCCGTCCAGCAGGGCAGTTTTCAGTATCTCATCGGCGTAGCCGTCGCCGTCATCGTCTTTCAAGCCATAGCCGACGGCGGCAATCAGTTCCGCCCCCGCCGCCGGTAGGAAGTAGCCCATCATAAACAAATGCGCCGCCGCCAGCTTGTTCCGGCGCAAACCGCCCTGCCGCATCAGCTTCACAAAGCCGTTGCCCAATAGGTTGGCCTGCATATTGAAGTAGCCCATAAACTGCGTGAACAGGCGCACAAAGGCCGTGCCGCCTTCCACCCGGCTGATGTCTTCCGGCAGGGTCGAGCCTTGCGTTTGGCGGATGGTGCCGTCGGCAAAGAACGCCGCATCCGCCTCATTCATCCCCTGTTCCAAAGCCTGCCGGTAGGCTGCCGTCCAAATAATCGGCTCCATGCTGTTGGCCATCGCCTGCTGTAGGAAGTAGGCATTGCGGTTAGTCCAGTTCTGCGCCTTCTGGAGCAGATTAGGGTTAATCAGCGTTTCTTGGATAAAGTCATCCATTGCCGCAATTTCGTTATCCATGCGGCTGCGCATAAACTCCGAATGCTCCGCTACTGACTGTTTCATCTCTCTGTAGTTGGAAACAAAGTCTAATGATGCCGCCGCCATGTAGCGGGTTTTCACTTTTACACCGGCCAGCAAGAAACCGGTAATCTGCTGGATGGTATTCACAGTGTTGCCAAACATCAATGCCATCCCTGCGCGTTGCCGCATCACAGACCAAAAGCGGTTGAAGCCGCCATCCGCCTGAATTTTGGTTACGGTGCGCTGTTTGGCCGCACGGTTCAGCCACGGCATCAGCATGGATTCCAACGCCTTATGTTGGTGGCGGTTCAGCTCCGGCGTGATGTCGGACAACAGGCGGCGCACATCGCGCACCGGCACTTCCATATTCGAGAACAAGGCCACCTGTTCGGCGTGGCTCATCAGCCGTGCCAAATCCAACACCAGCGGGCGGTTGTATTCCACCCGCGCCTTGGTAAAGCCTTTGGCCGTGGTCGGGAAGGCGTAATCCATCTTCTCGTTTTCTTGGGTAGCCAGCTCGCGCATCTGCGCGTCCACCACCAGATCGGCATCAATCTGCGCCGGCACGTAGCCGCCGCGAAACTCGCCCCACGGGGTTTGAATCGGGTTGGCGGCAATCTCGTCAAAGTAGTAGCCAAACACCTCGAAATGCGCCTGCTGGGCTTTAGCCTTGCTCTGTTCCAGCAAATCCCACACCCCCTGTGCAAACTGCCAATGCCGCTCTTGGATAACCCCTTCTTCCTGCATGCGGTTGATAAACGCTTCCCAGCGCGCGGTATTCAGCCCGTCCAGGGTATCTTCGCCCCAGCCGCGCCCGATCAGCAGCTTGCGCAGGTTGCTCTCGTTGCCGCTGTGCAGCATGGCGTGCAGCAGTTCGTTAAAGGTAAAGGTGTAGTTCAACTCGTGGCTGTGGATTTTCGGGCGGTCGAAGTCCTGCTGGATGGGTTCTAATAAAGCCTTAAAGCCCTGCTTGAACTCATTGGTTTGCTTGCGGTAGGCTTCCGCGCCCTGCTTGATCGGGCGGTAGATGTAATTCAGGAAGCCTTGGCCCATCGCTTCCGCCCAGCTTTCCACGCGGGTGGCGCCATACACCAGGCTGCGCAGATTCCAGCTCATCTCTTCCCGCTTGCCGACTGCTTGGTTGGTGGTTACGCCCTTGGCATCCGGTTTGGCCGCCCGCAACTCTTCCCGCAGCACTTCGGCGGTTTGCTCACGGTCTTGCAGCCTGCCGTCAATCCGCACCTGATGCTCGCGCTTGGCCTGCTCGCGCAAACCGGCCAGCTGGTCGTGGATAGCCTGCAATTCGTCACGGCTCAGCTCGTTAAACTGCTTATGCTCGCCGTTGCGCTTCACATCCTCCAACGCCCGCTGCCAAGCCTGCCGTACTGCCTCTTGGTTCTCGCCCTCATATTGCGCAGCGGTTTCCAGATATTCGGCGGCGGATAAGCCTTTCCGCGGCGCAATGCCGTACAGCCCCACCACCGCGCGCACCACTTCCGTTAGCGCCGCATCGTGGGTTTTGGCGCTCTTGTCGCGCGGCTTGTTCGCCCACTTCTGCCATTGGCCGCGGATTTTATCCGCCTGCTGCCCGGCTTCGGCGGCCGCTTGTGCCAACGCGGTTTGCAGGATTTGATTGCGCTTCTCCGCCGCCGCTGCCGCGGTATCGCCCCTCTTCAACGCCGCTTCTGCCTGGCGTGCCGCCTTGGCCGCCATGCGCCGGTAGCGGGCAGGGCTCACGTCTTTCAGCTGCAGGCGGCCAACGGTACGCTGCGCCGCCTCTTTCGCCGCTGCCGCCAACAAGGTGCGGTTGCCCACCGCTTTGGCCAGCGCGTTGTATTCACGGGTCAGCACGCGCAGCCGCACTTCATTGTGCGCCGCCTCGTCTGCCGCCTCCGCAATCGCTTCCGGCGTGGCCAGTTCGCCATGCCGTTGCAGCATCAGGTTATCGGCCAAGCCTTCCACCACCCGCTGCGGCGGCGGAGCCTGCACGATGGCGCGTGCCAGCTCTTCGCCCGAGCCGAAGTAGGGGTTGCCGTCTTCATCCAGCACCATCTCGGCAATCAAATCCGGATGCCAGCCGTGGGCACTGTTTACCATCTTGCGCTCACGCAGCAGTTGGATTTCGCTATCACTCAAGCCCAATTCACGCAAGCCGCCCTCGTCAAAGCGCACCGCATACACCGCAAACGGATTTTCAACATGCCCGCCGGCCTTGGTTTCCTCGCGCGGCACAAAGGCCGTGCTGTATTGCCGCTCGCCGCGATGCTCGTCAAAGAAGCGTTCTTCCAGGTCGCGTAAATCCCATTTGCCGTTGCTGTCCAGCGGCAGGTAGCCATACTGCGCCAACCGCTCTGCCATCTCGTCGATACCCAACCCGTTCTTGCGCCGCAACACCGGATAGCCCGCCGCCACCGCTGCAATCTTGTCTTGGCGGTCAAAGCCCCATTCGCGCACCAGTTCGTCTTTATTCAGGCCGCCCAGTTTGGCAATCGCCGCAAACAGGCTGTCGTGAGTTTCATCCACCTGCGGGCTAAACTTTGTCGTTCCTGCACGGCCGATCTTATCCGCATCAGTCAGTTTGGCAGTCAGCTTCTGCCATGCCTGATACACCGGCTGGCGCATCACTTCGCGCCGCGCTTCGGTTTCCGCTTCAATCCGTGCCGCCTTAGCCTCGCGCCGCAGCGCGCGCAGCTGCCTGGTGCGGGCATTGCGCCCATACTGCATATCGCGTACCGCCTTGGCCGAGAGCTGTTCTTGCGCCTCGGCGGTGGCCGCCTGCCCCAATGCCTGGTAGTCGGCAAACTCTTCCGCGCTCATGCCTGCCGCTTCAGGGTCGTCAAACAGCAGGGCCATGCTGCGGTTTTGTTCGGCCAGCGCGATTTCCTCATCGCTCGCCAACAGGCGGTCGAATACCCCGCGCACCTCGTCGCTCAGCTGCACGTCCAACCGGGTCAGGTTCTGATACACCCGCAGCATCCATGCCTTCATGCGCTGGAACACGCTGCGCATTTCCAAGCTGGGCGCCCTGCCTTCCATAATGTAGGCTTCAAAGCCGCGCGCCAGCTGCTCGTGGTAAGGGCGCTGCTGCTCGAAGGTAAGCGCATTCCACGCCTGCAAATCCGCCAATCCCAGCCAGTTCAAAGTCGCCTGCATATCCGCCAAATGCTGCCGCTCGCCCAAGCTCAACGCTTCGCCGCGTGCCGCCTTCGCTTCCAGCGCATTGGCGATATTCAGCCCGGTGTGCAGGAAATAATGCCCCAGCTCGTGAATGGTGGTGGAGAGGTCGGCATTCTCCAGCAGGGCAATGGTGTTGCTGCCCGGCATAAATGCGCCGCGTGCCGCTTGGTGCAGCGTAGATTGTTGCTGTGCATCTTGATTGTTTTCGGTATTAGCGGTAGTATTGCCATATGCCCCCTCCCCGTTTCGGACGTTGAGGCTTTGGTCGATGATGTTCTTCGCAACATTTTCGGATATTGCCGTTGGGGGATACTTCCGCATCGAAATCGTGCGGAAGTCTTTCTTTTTGCGGCTGGCTTCGGCGATATAGGCCACCAGCGCATCATCAAACCGTTTCAAATACGCAACCCGTTCCGCTCCTTGTTCAGACTGAAAGCCCGTTACCACCTCATCAGGGGAAGTAACAATTTCAGGAATGCGCGTTAAATCTTCAGCCGTTACCGCAATCTGTCCACGTGCCGCTTCCGTTTCAGCGTTCCCGTGTTCTTTGTAGATATGGTAAGCGGCAGATTTGCTGATGGAGTGTGAGTATCCGTTAGTGCCGGGCAGTCCTGTATCGGCCGCATTCTCCAGTGTCCAGAATACTGCCTGATTTTGAGCGGCTTCGTTTCCGTCTTCAGTCCAAACGCTCAACGCATCCTGCGGATTGGTGCTGTGCACCCAACCTTTCGGCGGCGAAGCAGCCAGTGCCTGATTCAATGCCGGCGCATTACCGATATCCCCCACGATATTCAGCTTGTGCGCCTGCCACATTTCCGGAATCGGGATGCCCAAACGCTGCGCCTGTGTGGCCACATAGCTGCCCACCAGCGCCGCATAGCTCTGGTTGGCCTTGCGGTCGAACTGCCCCACCTGTTCCAACTGGCCGGCCACTTCCTGCTCCACCGCCTGCCTCTCGGCCTGTATCTGCTGTTGTGCCGCGCGCTCCTGCTGCCGTGCCTGCTCCTCAAGCTCCTGCCGGCCTTCCGCTTGGGCGGCCGCTTTCTGCTCTGCCGCTTCCGCCAGCGATATGCCGTCCGGCTCGAAGCGGGCAATCCGGCGCAGCGGGTCGGCCAGCTCTTTATTGGGGGAAATCAGCGCCACCCATTCGTTCTGCGGCACTTGGATGTCGCCGCCCTGCTGCAGTGCTTGGGCATACTGCGCGGCAATGCTCGGCGAAGCCTTGGCCGCTTCCTCCGCCAAGCCGGATTGGTTCAGCGCCTGCGCATCCAAATACAGATGGTGTTTGTCGCCCACCACATCGTCCACCACTTCGCCGAAGGTTACCGGGTCGCGCTGCGCCAGTTTGGACTGCTGCGCCGCCTCATCGATTTCCGCCTGCACCTGTGCGGCCGCTTCCGCCCGCGCCGCCCGTGCTAATGCGCGCTCCTCATAGGTATTACTGAAGACCTCGTGCGGCGTGCCGAGCATTTCCAGTACCATTTCCCCAGCAATAGCGGAAGGATCATGCTCGCCGGTTAGTTGTTGTGCAATAAACTCGCCGCCGCCACCCATTGCAGCCTGCATCGCCACTTCTTTACCAGTGGACAGCATCATCCTGCCTGCCCCTTGCCCGGTAGCCGCTTTAACAAAGCTGCCGGCGAAACCAAAAGAAGCCCCGTCCAATACACCAATTGGCAAGCCACGCTGGTTAGCTTTTGTGTTGATTTGCTCCATTTGTTTATTATCAGCCAATACACGGCTGACATTGCCAACCATATCGGAAGACGGCATATCCGCCACCCGTTTCACTACCTCGGAAGAGATGGTTGAATTGCGTTCAATATCGTAAGAATTAGCCCCCATAAAAGCAGCTGCGGCCAAAGGGTTGAGACGCGCTAAAATTAAAGTAGCCAGACCTTCCTTGCCTTGCGCTCCATATGATTGGCCCTGCATAGCTAGTGCCAAACGCGGGTGAGTAGCTAAATATTTAGCCGCCTCAGCGGTCGTTTTTGATGCAGCAAACTCCTGCTGCTGCCGCGCCAGTTCTCCAGTCGGGGCAAATCGTTGCGCCCGGCGTGTGGCGGCCTGATAGTCGACGGCAGTATCTCTGTAGATATTTCCTGCATATGGGTCAAGCCGGCGATGCGCCGCATGTGCGGTTACATACGGGTGGAAAACCCTGTCCATGAAACCAATATCCCTGCCTTCATATTTTGCCGCATCAGCACCAACAGCCAATCTCCTTTCCGCCAACCGAGTCTCATAACCGTATCGAAACGAATCATATAAATCCTTCAGCCGCGAGTTTTCCACCCGCATCATGCCGCCGTAGCGGTTGGTGTTTTCTTCCAGCTTAATCAGGTTATCAATATCATCCTGCGCCACTCCCATGCGCGACGGATCAGCTACAGCCTGCTGCACGCGCGGGGAGCCTTGTATCCGCTCAATCAACTGCCGCGCCCTCAGCAGATTGCGCGTATCCGTCCCAGTATGCTTAAACACCGTTGCCGGAATATTTACCGTCTGCGCCATCCGGTTGATTTGCGCCTGCTGTTCCGGATTAACCCCCACTGATTGATAAGCGTTGGCCAGCATCTCATCAAAAGTTTTAGCTCTTCCCTGTCCCATTATTTATTCACCTGTTCGTAACGTCCTCTAGCTCGCTGCGCCGGCGAAGCGATTAACGCCGGCACACGTTCCTGCTTCACGCTATACCCAAATACGCCGCGCACCACATATTCCCTCACATAATTATCCATCAGTGTTTTGGTAACAAATTCCCTCATCTCGCCAGGAGTCATATAGCGCTTATGGTTGCTATAGAAATCCCGGTTGGCCTGCATGATGTTGTCCATCAGCCAACCCCGTTTCTGCAAGTCTTCTGCTGAAACATTGCTGCCGGTCGGGATATTGAGTTGCCGCATCGTCCAGTTCAGCACCTCTGCTTCCACCCTTGGCGCGGAGCTATCGCCGTCTCTCTCTTGGCGGCGCTTGCGTTCCAGTAAGTTGTTAGCCTTATCCAAACCGATTACCGGTGACAGGTTCATGATTTGATCTTCACTCATATCCATCAGCTTTTCAGGGTGATAAAGGAAGTCGTAGTAAATCGGGCGCGAGCGGTATTCCATCTGTTCTTGCTGCCCTTTTTCTATCCTAAATTGATAGTCGCGCACCGCCTGCATCCCGGATGGGCCGATAGCCTGCTGCACTTCTGCCGGCAGTCGGTTAGGCGAGCCGCCGGAAGCGATAAAGTCCTGTGCCATGCGGGTATTCTTTTCCCGATAATCCTGCTCACCGGCCGCAATCGCGCTGCGGCGGGATTCATAAGCGCGGCGCACCGCTTCCCTCCGTACCGGATTGGGAATGGCATCAATCAGCCTGTTGATTTGTTCGCGGTCGCCGCCAACAATGCGTACAACCTGCTGCCGTGGCTGCGGGTATTTCGGCGTTCTATCTTCTGCCGTCAGGCCGCTGCCGCCTTTCTGCAGCATCCCGTGGCGGGTGGTGCGTACTTGTTGCCCACCGCCTGCGCGCGCCGACACCGCCGTTCCGGCTGCGCCCTCAACCCGTCCTTCTTTCCAGCCCTCCACCACCAACATGGCCTGCATAATGGCTTTACGCTCGGCAGGGGTATAGTCGCGCATCCGTTTGTTGCGCCCGCCCACTGCCGCCAACACCCGCTGCTGGTAGGCTCGGGTGTTGTTTTCACTGGCCGGGGCGTAGGCGGCAATCATCTGGGTCAGCGTTTTATTGCGGTAGCCGATACCGGCGCCGTAATCCAGCGGATTATTGGGCAGCCGCTTGCCGCCGTCACTCTCAAAAATCAGCGCCTCTTTCGCCCGCCGCCCCGCCTGTTCAGTTGGAAAGATGGCAAAGCGCCCGTCCGTGCCGATTGCCCCGTGCGCTTTGGCAAAAGTACCGTACTCCATATTGCCGGGATTGTTGTTGCGCCAAGAGCGCGAGCCGCCCACCTTGCGGAAGCTGCCGCCGCCATGCGTGGTGTAGTGGCGCACATTACCGCTGCCGCCCGCTTTGCCGGCCGGCGGGGCAGACTGGCTGCCTTCATTCATAATCGCGCCCATATCGATATCGCCGCCGTTGGCTTCCCTTTCCGCCAGCAGGATACCTAGTTTCTCGTCTTCATTTTCTGCTTGCATCTTGCTGATGCGCGCCTGCAAATCCAGCGCCGTCTTGCCGTCCATCATCGGGCCGTATTGGGCCACCATCGACTGTGCCTGCTGGTAATCGCCCAAATCCATCAGCCGATTCGCCCGCTGGCTTACTACTTCGCCCACCTTGGCACGCAATTCCATCTGTGCTTTCTCCGGCGCCCATCCGTAATAAGCCGCCGCATCGCCGATGTTTTGCTCAAGCCGGGCAATCGCAGTGGCAAACGCCCGGTCGGTCGGCGCCACAATCGCCCCGCTTACCGTTACATCCATCCGCCCTTTCAGCGTCTCTTCTTGGAACTTCCTGCCCTCGGCCATCATGTGCTTGGTTACGCCGTCAGAAAAATCCGCCTGGGTCGGGCCTACGCGATGCGCAAACATCTCCACTTGGGCGCGGTTGTTCAAGGTTTCGGCTTGGTCGGCAATAAACTGGTTCAGCTTATTGTTGTACTCGTCCGCCAAGGAAAGTCCGCCTTCGCGGTTCAGGGCGTTCAAGCCGCGCTGCTGTTCGTATTCCCGTTGCAGCTGCAGCCGGTAGTTTTCCACTTCCACCCATTTCTGGTCGGCTACGCTTTGGTTGGCCGCCAGCATCTGCTGCAAGGCCTGCTCGCCGTAGTGCTGGCCAAGCGCCATCGATACTTTGGCTTGTTGTGTGATACCGGCGCCGGGGTCGCTCATTTCCTGCGCCCCGAAGCGGGTTTGCGGCAGGGTGTTGGGGGCTGCCTGAAAATTGTCATAGGTCGGTGTCTGCATGGTTCTGTCTCTATCGTTTCAGGGTATGGATGCGGCTGGTACGGCCATAGTGGTTGCTGCCCAGCAATCGTTTCTCTTCCGCGCTCAGCTTGCCGCTGCCGATGCCTTTTTGCCGTGAATACTTATCCCAGTATTCCGCCACCATCGGCGCAGAGCCGAGCAGGGTCTGCAAGCCGGCACCGGCAGGGCTGATGGATGAAGCCTGCGCTTGGCCCATCAAAGCCTGATTGCGGTAATCGGCAGCCTGGCTGCGGTAGCCCCACGCATTGCGCAGGGCGTTTTCCTCAATCGTCTGGGCATCGATTTCCTTCATGATGTCGGTGGCGGCCAGCATCTCGGCAGCGCTGCCTTCGTTCAGAGCCACGCCGTTGGCGGCCAACGCTGCCCGCTGTGCCGATTTCAAATGCCCGGCCTGCAAGGTGTGGCGGGCGTATTCCGCCTGGCCGCGCGCCAGTTCCGTTTTCGCGCCGGTCTCGGCAATGCGGGCATTGATGTCCGCCATCCGCGCCTGATGTTGCAGGTTGCTCTTCTGCGATTTGGCCGAATAAAAGCTGCCGGCAAAGCCGCCCAACAGGCCGAATGCCTGCCCCACCATCGCCGCCACATTGGCCGCGCTCATGCCGCCGCCGGTGCCCGCACTAGGCGTATAGCCCCCGCTTTTGAGTACCTTGCCGCCGCCCGCCTTTGATAGCTTGGTATCGTAGGCGGCCAGCTTCGATCCGCCGTTTGCTGCAATCCTCATCTCGTTCCTCCTATCCGCCCAGTGCCACTTCCGCCGTTGCGCCCACCACCGTTAAAGGCAGGGGCTGGGTTTGGCGCACAAACACCTGTGCGCCATCGTCCCAAGACGGCTGTATCACCACTTCGATTTCGCCGCTGCGCAGGGCAGGCGGATGGCCGTAAGCCTCGTTGCGGCGCTGCTTGGCTTCGGTCAGCTTGTCTGCGGCCGGGCCCACCCAAATGCCTGATGAGCGCCACACCCGCAGCACCACCTTATTCACATTCTTTTTGCGCCCCTGGCCAAACGCGCTGTCTATCTGTGCCGCCACCGGCAAAGTCTGCATATCGCTCACCACCGGCAGGCCGATGTGCACCGTCTTGGCCTTCACCGGCAGCTTCACCTTGCCGTCGCGCACCACCGTTTCCGGCAGCACTGCGCCATCGGCCAATATCGCCACCGCCTCGCCTTCCAAGTGCGCCAAGCCGTGAATCTCATTCACCGCCGCGCCCGAGTAGCTCAGGCCGCAGTCCACAAAAAACGCATCTTCCTGCCGGGTAAAGGCACGGCTTTCCAGCCGCTCGATAAAACGCTGCGTGCCGCCGGCGAGCTTGCGCTGCACCACGCAATACAGCACATCCTCCGCCCCCTCGGCCACCACCGCGCAACTTTCAAACCGCCCTTTGTAGGTATCGTGCCGGTGCCAGGCGCCGATTTGCTGCTCCGGAATATAGGTATTGCCCAGCAGCTCGCCGGAGGAAGACACAAACCACACCACCGGAACGGGTGCTTTGCTATAAGCCATGTCCGCAATCTCAAGGCCGTCAAACAGATGCGGGCTGCGTAGCGACAAATCGCCGCTCACATAGCCGCCGGCCTGCCACGAATAAGCCATTTCACGCACATGTCCGCCGCGTGCCGCGCAGTAAATCAAAGTCGAATTCACCACCACTGGCTGCACGTTGGAAGCACCGATATAGGAATGCGGTGCCACCGATACCGAAGCCGGAGTGAGTGCTTCCGAGTTCACTGTCTCCATACGCCACTCTGCCGAAGAAGTCAGCAGGATCAGCTTGTTCAGCGGCACGATATGGCGGATGGTATTCGCCTCACGCGCGGCCACGCGGAACGCAATGCGGTCGTCTTCACGGGTCGGAATCGAATATGACATATTGCTTTCCGTGCCGCTCTTGGTCATCCAAATATTCTGCGGCTGCGAATGGGTGCCGGCGAATACCCGGCGCTGCGAGAAATACGACACCGCCGCCGGGAAGCTCTTGCCCGACACCGCCACCTTGCCAAACACCGCCCCGCTGCCCACCGTGGCCTGCACCGTAATTTTCGGCGCGGTATAGCCGCTGCCTTTCCTGATTACCCGCACCGCCGTAATGCGCCCGTTCCGCACCACCGGCAGCAGTTGCGCCCCGCTGCCGGTGGCATCGGTTACCACCAGCTCGGGGAAGCCGTCCAAGCGCATGGATACTTCTGCCGGCTGCCATACCTTGCCGCCGATTTGGTCGCCGCGCTGATACACCTTGGACTCATTGCGGAACACCAAACGCGGCGCGGTGTAATCGCGCCCGGCCTGTACCCGTTCGACACGCACGATCTTGCCGCCCTGCACCACCACATCCAATTCCGCACCGCCGCCGCTGCGGTCTTCAATACTGAAGAAGTCGCCGCTGCCGCCCTGCGGGTTGGGTGCCCGGGTGCGGAACGTGCCGTCCTGCGGGTAGTTCTGTCCGCCGTTCCGTACCGTGGCCGAAGCAATACCGCTCTTTTCCAAGTAGCCGCGCCCACCGTCCAACACCGCCACCGACAAAATGCCGCCGGAAATAAACACATCGTCATACAATGGCGGCGTGGCCGACATATCCGCGCTGATGTTGTCATCATCAAACGCCGTGGCCGTGGTCTGCCCGATATAGCCGTACAACCCGTTCTGCCGTTTGTACACCTTGTACCGGCTGGCGCCGTTCACCGGATTCCAGCGGATGGTGTTGCGGTGGCCGGAGGTGTACAAATCATTCACCACTTCCACTTCCGCCGAAGCCTCCGATTCCGACTTGCCGTCCTGCGCAATCGCCGTTACCACATAACCGAACAGAATCCCGCCGCGGCCGTGCGCCGTGGCCGTTACCCCTTGCGGCGCATCCAATTCCGGCTTGAAGCGGATAGCCTCCAGCCGCCAATCCGCCGCGCCGTAGCGCTTCAACTCCATTGGCGGATGGTTTGGATGCACCAGGGTAACAATATCGGCCGACTGCACATAATGAATGTCGAACAGCTCGGCTTCCTGATACGGCGTAGCCAATTCATAAGGCTTATTGCCCCCGTCCAGCAGCGTGGCGCCTTGGGTGTGGAAGCGGCAGTATTGATGGCCGAATTCAATCACCACCGTCTGCGTGGTCGAGTAAGTAAACGGCAGCAGCCGCACCTTTTTATCGGCATACTTGGCCGAGCGCACCAGCTTCATCCCGGCACGGTTTTCCACCGCCCCTTGCGGCTTCACCACGAAATTGCGGCACAGCGCCAAGCCGCTCTGATACTTCTCATCATCGATGCGGCCGAACATCTCCGGCGCAATCTCGCCGCCGGCAAAGGAATGCTTGAATAAACGAACACCACTCATCGCTGCTCCATCCACACCACTTTATGCGTTATCGGCAGTTGATACTGGTTGGCATCCGCCTCTTTCGCCTGCGGCAGATACACCGACACCATCTGCAAACAGCGCTTGGCTTCCGCCGCCCCCGCATCCCCTTTCAGCATCGGCCCGGCCAGCATCGAAGCCAACTGCCAGGCCAGCGCCTCCGTGAACAGCGGCGGGAACGAATTAGGCTCCACCGCCCCGTCTATCCATTGCCCCCACACCAAAGGCAGATTGGCCAGCACATACCGCCCCTGCACCGCAAACGGCATCCGCGCCCCATAGGCATCATGCACCGCCACCATTTCCAAGGCTTCCGCCGGCAGGGCGAATACATAGGCAAAGCGCGCATCGCCCTCCCGACCCACCCGCTGCAGCGGCTCGTAGCGCGTGGCAAAGCCCCAGTGGTGCAAAGAAAGCAGCGAACGCAAAGCCTGCGGGTAGAAGCGGGCGCAATGCTCGGCCTGCACGCTGCCTTCCGGCGGCTGAATCGAAGCCACCGTTGCCGTATCGCCCAAATGCGACAAGGCCAGATTGCAAATCGTTACTGCGTTGCTCATCATCCACTCCAAAGAAAACCGCCTGCCGGCCGGTTAGGCTGGTCAGGCGGTTGGTTTACTCTGCTTCGCCTTCGGCTGCCGGCTCAAACCACAAGGCTTCTTCCCCGGCAGCCACATAGAAGCGTTCGCCCCTCTGCCGGATTTGTCCGTAGAAGCCGGTGGCGGTGGCCTCCACCAGCTGCAAGCCGTCTTCCGGCGTCTGTTCCGCAGCCTGTCCTTTGCGTGCCATAGCTGCCTCCTATTTGATACGCGGGCTGTCAGCCGGCGGAGTATTGTCCTGCAGGCCGGCCACAATCTGCGCCGAGAATTTGCCGTTGCCCACCGCGCCGTCCACAGTGTAGTTCAGGCGCACAAAACGCTTGTGCTTAACCGGCATCGGCAGCACCACCTGCGCACCGGCTTTCAGATCGGCGGCCGGCACCACGCCATTCAGCACGTCGGCATAATCGCTGCCGGCAGTGTCGCTGTGTTGCAGGGCAAAGCTGATTTTGCCCGCACCGCCGGCCGCTTCTGCCACCGTAACCACCACATACAAAGGCTGGCTGTTCAAGCCCAGGTTCGGAGTCGGCTGCCCCAAGTCCACCTCATGAGTGGATGGCGCGGTTGCGCTCACTGCCTGCTTGTCGGAAAGTTGCAGGAATTTATCGATAATCATGTCATACCTCCTTATTTAACCTGCGCTTCGCTCAACAGGAGCGCATCGCTGCGTTTCACCGGAATGCCGTCAAACGACACCACATGCTTGCCGGCCACCTGTTCCATAGTCAGGGTCGAGCCGACCACCTTGTTGGCAATCTGGCGGCGCAGGAAGCTGCGCACCTTACGGTTCACATAGAACACCGCACGGCCCATATTGGCGTTGGGCAGCAGTTCGATGGCCTGGGTCATCAGGTCAATCAGGTCGGCACCGGCTTTAGCGTCTTTAGTCAGCTCCTGCCAGTTGATGTTGGCAATACGCACCACATAGCGCCAGTCGCGCAGGGTCAGGCCGGCATCCCATTTGTAGTGCGTGCGGTAGGCCTGGTATTCGCCGCCTTCGGCATCTTTCACCGTGTCTTCACCCAAATCACGGATGACCAAACCCGCCTTACTGCCTTTCGGGTAAATGCCGTGCAGGGTATTCGGCCCCCACACGCACAGCCAGATAGAAGTCAGGTCATTGCCCGTGCCGCCGGCATCAATGATGTTCTGGCCGTTCTCTGCCGACTTGCTGTTGAAGCGCGGAGCCAGGCCGGTAAAGCGTTGCGGCGTGGCCGAAGTGTCGCCGTAGAACAAGGTGTTGGCCAGGTTTTGGTTCATCCCCTCCACGAAGGCGCGCTCTTCGCTCAAACGCCAAGCGGCCGAATTACCGTTCAAATCGGCCAGGGCCTTATCGGTCAGCGCGTAGCTTTCCAGCATGCCCATACTGTCTTTGATGGTAACCGTGGTTGATTTCTCCGGCTGCACACCGTAGTTCAGCATACGCCAAGTACCCTGCGGCAGGCCGCTGCGCACCGTGGTCTTATGCTCGGTGAAACCATTGGCTTCCAACCAGGTGGCATCCTCCAAGATTTCGTTGGTTTCCGTCAGCATTTCGATGATGTCGGAGATATTCCCCTTGTCATCCATGCGGCTGGCCACATCGGCCAAAGTCGGATTGTTGTGTTTCAATACACCCATTGCTTACCCCTTTTAAGGATTCATGTTGCTTGCGTTGTAAAAACTTTGCGCAGAACGCGCCTCACCCTTGTTGGCATTGACCATACCGTCTTCCCGCAAAGTCAAACCAACCCGGTAGAACATCCGGATAAACGCCGGATGGTTGCCCAAGCCGGACTGATTGAGCAGGTCAGTCAGTTCCGGCGAGCCGTATTGCTGCAAAGCGCGCTTCGCCACCGCCATGTTTTCGTTCAGCTTATCGCCGCCAAACTCCGCATCCGTGCGCGATTGCTGCGCCCATTGGTTGCTTAAAGCCTCCATCTGCGCGCCGTGGCGCTGTTCCAGCATGCCGGCCATCCGCCCCAGCATCAGGTTGGCCTGATCGTTATCCAAGCCGATTTCACGCGCCGCCGCCTCGTATTCCTTCAGCACATCGGCATCGTATTCCCTGCCTTCTGCCGCCGTGAACCGATACTGCTCCGGCGCCGCCGGCTTATCCTGCTGTTCCGGTGCGGCCTGCTTCTCCGCTTCGGCAGGCTGCTGCGCTTCCGCCGCCGGCTCCTCCTGCTCCGGCGCCACGTCTTCCGCCGCCTCTTCCGTGATTAAATTCTCATCGCTCATCGCGCGCCTCCCTCATCATCAAATCGTATTCATCCGGGCACTCACGCATCACCCAGTCCAACAGCCACAAGCCGAGATTGCGCCGCCCCTCGGCAAACGCCATCCGCACCGGCTCGGGATTGAACACCGAACGCCACACGCCGGCCTGTTCCAACAAGCGCCACACCACCCGCCGCCCCGCAGCGAGCTTCATCAGCGCCAGAATATCCGACTGCATCGCATCCTGTTTCATTACCCTCTCCGGCTGTCTGCCACCACTCTAACGCAACTTATTTCCCGCCGAGTGTATGTTTAAAATCAGGTAAATTATCCCGTTAATAAACGTTAATACCAGATAGCAGGCAACACAAAAGCAGCCAGAAGGCTGCTGCAAGGAAAGAACAGTTTTTGTCTAGTTACGTATTTTCAAGCTTCAACTGCTCCGTTACTTCATCATAAGGCACGATCCGCTTTTGCTGCTCGCACATCTCAATATATTTAGCTAAGTGCTTGATATAATACGGCGCCATAAACAGGCTAGTAAATTTCGAGTCGCGGCTATCTGTTGCCGCCCAAGAAGTTGGAATGTGCCACCGAGAGAAGTCGTAAGAGAGAAGTGCTGGGTATTCAACCTCCAGCTGCCGTGCAGCATCTGAATATTCATTGGTAGAAAACTGGCGCACCAAATTCGTGATGCGCCATAGCTTGTCATTACCAATAAAGAAATGGATGACTGAAACACCAGCTAAGAACAAAGCCATCCCCAGCACGATCATCAACCCAGCTTCATGACTCAACCAATACCCCAGCAGCATTAACACCACGAAAACACCAGCCAGCTTCATAATCGGGAGGAAGGTAATAGCCATAATATCCCTGAACAGCACACAAATACTTTGCCGTTCAATATATTTATACTTCGCGTATAGCTCCATATCATCTATCAACTTATTCTGTTCCATCTCTATTCCCCTCAGCATTCGCCTCTAAGGCAGCGCAAGCTAAGTTGGCGGCTGTTTGGTGTAGCTGGTTTGCTTGGTTTAAAGCTACCGGTTCGGCTTGTTCGTTGTCATTATCACTAATAACATCGGTTTCACAGTTGATATTAAAAATTCTATAGAAACCAAAATTACGCTCAAATTCGGTAATATTTTTTGCGGGGACAATAGCATAAGAAGCAAAAGATTTCTCCAGCGCATTAGACGCGGTACGGTGGAGTTCAGCAATAAGTTTCGGATCAACAAAAGCAAACTGTCCAATTTTCGCTCCAGCATCCACAACAATAACAGTCTTCCAGCGATAAATCTTATAACCGTTTGTCTGATTGGTGGCTAAATACTCAAGCTCCCCGTTTTGCCGTCTCTGAACAGGTTGCGCCAAAGCCAAACCTGAAACCAACATCAATAAGCAAAGTAGCAGCCTTTTCATTCTCATCTCCTTCACACAATGTCAAATACATTCAGTTTTACAATCTGCCCGTCTTTGATTGTGGCCTTAGCCTGTATGGTCACTGTTTCGCGGCTGGAGAAAGCAGAAATATACGGATTATCCTGCTCCTCCAACAACGGGTCGTTAA